GTAGTTATTACACCCACCCTGCTTTTACTGTTGCCTATGATAAGTGGCACCATATAGTTGGAGCTCGTAGGGATAATAGGTTTATTATTTGGATAGATGGAGTTGAAAAATATAATACTACTTATGGTTCGGGTGATAATTTATATACAACTGGAAATAACACTTATGATCTTAGTGCTACAAGGCATACAAGTGTTGATTTTTCATCATGTAGAGTATATACTAAAGGGTTAAGTGATAGTGAAATCCTCCAAAACTACCACCAAGCACCAATCGTCACAGATGGTTTAGTATTAGCTTTAGATGCTGGTAATTTAGTATCATACGAAAGTGGTTCAACTACTGCTTACTCATTAACTGGTTCATATAGTGGATCTTTGGTAAATGGGGTATCTTACATAGATAGCCAAGGTGGGGGTTTTGATTTTGATGGTACAAATGATTATATTAGAATTGGTAATAGCACAGATTTTTATTTTGGTACTAGTGATTTCACTTTAGAGGCTTGGTTTAAACCTATTGATGGTGGTAATGGCTGGACTGGAGTAATAAATAAAGGAGGATCCGGAGCACCAGGATTCGCTATGTCTTATTATGCTAACGGTAATGGTACAATGACTCTTTACATGGACATTGATGCCCCATATAACAAACACTATAGTAGTGGTCTATTAACCTCTGGAAACACATACCATATTGTAATGGTGTACGATAGAGATAGTGCAGGATACGTATACAATAACGGAATATTAACACATACACACACAGGATTAACAGGTCAAAACCAATCTGTGGATTTTGGACGTGATTTAAGATTAGGCACATATGATGGATCACAGTGGTTTATGGAAGGTAATATTTATGCTACTAGAATTTACACTAAAGCCTTATCATCCTCAGAAGTCCTCCAAAATTATAACGCACAAAGATCAAGATTTATATAAAAACCAAAATTTAAAATTATGATACCCACTTTTATAATAGTAGAAATTCCAGAAGGTGAAATTGATACATGCTCAGACTGCTTAATGCATTCTTTTAAATACATGGTCCAAGACGAAGAAAACATGAGTAGATGGTTTGGTTCAAATATTAGACAAGATTGTGTTGACTATATAGCAAATTATACAGTTTAAAGTTCAAGATTCATATAAATAATTAAACAAAACAATGTCAAATCACTACCCAAGCAGACGCTTTGTTATCTTTAACGTAAGCGAATTATCCACTATTGACTTTAGTCAAGTTTATGAAACATCAGCAGATACAGTTAGAAAATCTGTGGATGAGTTAGAAACTTTTGTTAAATTCGATTTACCAACACCACCATCAGTTACAGCCCTAACTACGAAATCTCAAGAATATGATTATGATGAGATATTAGCAATTTTAGCTACTCCTGAATGGACGGATCCAAATCCTCCAACTTAATTTCAAATTTAATTTGGCATTTGCTAAATTAATTCGTATATTGGTACAAACAAAAAGTTATAATAAATGGAGAACAAACGAAGAAAAATTCACAAAGAATTAGAAGTAGTACAAACAGGTTTTGCAAATGGAGTTGCTGAAGGATTCCCCCTAGAACAAGCTGATAAGGATAAAATGATAGACGAAGCAGAAGAAGCTTATGGTAAGTTTTTAGATGCTTTAAAATGCGATTGGAGAAATGATCCCAATTCAATGGAAACACCAAGACGTGTAGCAAAATCATATGTAAATGATTTATGGGTAGGAAGATATACAGCAATGTCTCCTATCACATCTTTTCCTTCAGATGGGTATGATGGAATAATAATTGAAAGAAATATTCCTTTAACCTCAATGTGTTCACACCACCACCAAACAATTGGGGGCGTAGTTCATATAGGTTATATTGCAGGTGAAGATGGTCAAGTAATTGGTTTAAGTAAATTAAACAGAATTGTAGAATTATTTGGTAGAAGAGGAGCTATTCAAGAGCAATTAACATCAGCTATCCATAATGCAGTAGGTAAAATTACTGAAGGTAATAGAGGGGTTATAGTAACAATTGTAGCAACCCATAATTGTGTAAGTTGTAGAGGAGTAAAACATAATGGGGCCTCAATGGTAACGACAAAAGCATCAGGAGTATTTAGAGATAATGATAATTTATCAAGAAAAGAATTTTTTGATTCAGTAAAAATTAATAATGGAGGACATCAAATTTAAATAAATAATAGTTATGAGTAAAGAAAAAGATTTTAATGTACCATTTGTAAATGAAGTAGAGGAATTTAATTTCACTATGGGTAAACCAAATAATTATGAACCTACAATTCCCGAAAAGAAAGAATGGCAGTTTGTTTATGATTTCATCCTCGAAGAACTTGAGGAGTATAAACATGCCTGTGAAAGAGGAGATATTGTTGAGGTTCTTGATGCTTTATGTGACATTGCCTATGTTTCGTTGGGTAACGGAACTATGCTACATGGTCTTAAGGATAAGATATGGCCAGCCTATCAAGAAGTACAAGGTTCGAATATGTCGAAGGCTTGTTCAAGCGAAGAGGATGCACAAGCAACCGTGGAAAAACGCTCCGCCGAACAAAAAGAACCATGTCATTATGAGAAAGTTGGTAATTATTATATTGTCTATAGAACACGTGATAAAAAAGTCTTAAAAAATGTTAATTATTTTAGACCGGATCTAAAGCAATTCTTTACTGAGGAAGAGTTAAAAAATAGTACCAAGTAGGTTACCTTAGTAACAAATATGAAAAATAAAAGTTATGTACAAGAAAGCATTCGCAATACGTCTTAAAGATAATAAGTTTTTAATACATTTATGGGAAGATCAGGGTTATAGTAAAGTAGAATGGGATAACCAAGCTTACATTGAATGTCATGAAGCTGATGCTCAATTTACGGGGCTAAATGGTGAACCTCTTAAAAAGATTAAGAACTACAGAAATGATACTCCAAAACTTCATTTCCATGATATGACCCCATATCAAAAATTTCTTGTTGAAAAGTATGGTACAAATGATGAACCATCAACAACACAAAAAGAATTTTTTTTTGATATTGAGACTGAAATGGGTGATGCCCTTACTGAAGATTATATTAAATCAGCTCCAAAAAAAGTAACCTCAATTGCTTGGTATGATAAACAAGTAGATGAGTGGGCTATTTTAATTTTAGATCCTAAATCTAACCTTAAAAGAACAAAAGCAAAAACTAAAGAAATTATTCCTTGTAAAACTGAGGAAGAATTATTACTTAAATTTCTAGAACGATTTAGAGAAATTGATCCTGACATTGTAGTAGGATGGAATAGTGATTATTTTGATATTCCCTACTTATATTACAGAATGTGTAATGTGTTAGGACAAGATGTTGCACGTTATTTATCTCCAATAGGTTATGTTCGAGAAACACCTTGGTTTAAGGACCAATACATACAAATTGCAGGAGTTGAGTCTTTGGATTATATGAGATTGCATAAGAAGTTTAGTTGGAAAGATGAACCTTCGTTTAAACTAGATGCTATTGGAGAAAAATATGCTGGGTTAAATAAAATTGAGTATGATGGTAATTTAGATAAATTATTTGATGATGATCCACTTAAATTTATCCAATATAATTTTAGGGATGTTGAAATATTAAAGATATTAGATGAAAAATTAGAATATCTATCATTAGTAAAAAACTTGGCACATAAAGGTAAACATAATTATAGTGAAGTTTATGCTAATACTAAAACACAAGATGGGGCAATTTCAGCTTATCTGTTAAGTAAAAAAATAATTCCTCCTGCTAAAGATCGTAATCCTTTATCTAAAAAGAATTATGCTGGTGGTTATTTATTCTGCCCTAAAGCTGGTATTTACAATTATGTGTTTGATGAGGATTTAACTTCACTATACCCTTCAATCATTATGACTATTAATATTGGTAAAGAAACTATGGTTGGTAGAATTATAGATGCTGATGATAGAAACAATCGCTTAGGATTAAATGATTTAAAACTTAAAGATCCTGATGAAGAATTTATAGTTGAAAATATCAAACGTAGTAGAACTAAAGTTAATGCTGGTAGATTAATAGCTATGATAGAACAAAATGAATTATCAATATCAGCTAATGGGGTTTTATTTAATACAAATCGTGAATCAGTATTATCAACTATATTAAAAAAATGGTTTGATGAAAGAGTTTTATATAAAAATAAAATGAAAAAAGCATTTAAATCAGGGAATGATAAATTAGGTGCTACATTTCACATGAAACAATATACAATGAAGATTTTACTTAATTCGTTGTATGGTGCAACAGCACTGGGATCATTCCGTTATGGGAATGTTATATTATCTGAAGCTATAACGCTTAGTGGACAACGTATTATACAAGAATCTGCATTGGCTGCCAACAGACATATGAACAAAGTAATGAAAAATGAAGTAGAATTATGAAACATTTAGAAGATACTCCTTGGTGGATTTGTGATCCTGAAGATACAAATTATGTAGCTTATTCCGACACAGATTCAATTTATATACATGCTGAACCTTTACTTAAACATTTATACCCTAACTTTGAAGAAATGTCAAGTGAGGAAAAGGATAATGTTTTAGAAGAAGCTGCTTTAAAGTATCAAGATATTATTACTGATTCCTATAGTGATTTAGCTACAGATTGTTTTAATGCTAAGGGTCAACATAGATTAGAAATGAAAACTGAATGTGTTATCAGATCAGCTTATTTTAGAGCAACAAGAAGATATGCCCAATGGATTACTAAACAAGAAGGAATTGTCAAAGAATCACTTGATGTTAAGGGTCTTGAATTTAAAAAAGCAAATTTTCCACCTGTATTAGGTAAGTTTTTTCATAAAACTTTAGTTGATGTGTTAAAAGGAGAAGGACAAAGTGAAATAGATAAAAGATTAAAGGAATTTAAAACCCAAATATTAGATGGTACTATTCCTCTTACAGAATTAGGTAATCCAACATCAGTAAAAACTTTGAATAAATACACTGAACGAAAAGCAAGAGCGGGTGAAATGTTTACGGTAGTAGCTAAAGGAGCCCCAGCAGCTGTAAGAGCAGTTATTAGATATAATGATTTACTTAATTTTTGGGGTTTAAACAAAAAACACAGTCAAATTGGTCAAGGTGATAAAATTAAATGGATTTATTTAAAACCTAACCCATATCAAATTGATGCTATTGCTTTTTTAGAGTGGGATTTACCTGAAAAAATCCACAAATTCATTGAGCAAAACGCAGATAGAAAGAAGATTTTTGAATCAATATTACTTAATAAACTAGAAGGATTTTATAATGATTTAGGGTGGACTTTAAATTTAAACCCTTATAAAGAAATGTTTTTTAAATTTTAAATATATGAAAATATTAGGAATAACAGGAGGAATGCATAGTTGTGGTTTAGCTTATTTAGAAGATGGACAACCTATATTTGCATTTGAAGAAGAAAGATTTAATAGAATTAGAACATATAAAGACTTCCATCAGACATTCTTTAGATTCCCTAATAATTGTGGAAAAAACACTGTAAAGTTTAAAGAGTTTAATTGGGAGGAAATTGATTTTATCGCATCTAATTTCTCTATAAAACAGACGGATCAAATTTGGAGGGGTACTGGGTTAGGTCCTCTACCTGAAGAAAAATATATTAAAATAAATCATCACTTAGGCCATTGTGCTTTAGCTTATTATTGTAGTGGGTTTAAAGAAGATACCTTTGTAATATCTATTGATGCATCAGGTGAAAAATATTCTTGCAGAGTGTATGTAGGAATTGAGGGGGATCTTAAAGAAATTTCAAATATTTCTTTTGAATACAAATCTTTAGGACATTATTATGCTATGCTTACTGAGTTTTTAGGTTTTAAAAGACTAAAAGATGAAGGAAAGGTTGTTGGTAGAGCTTCGCATGGGGTTTATAATGAAAAAATATATAATATCTTTAATAAATGTATTACAATTGAAGGATTAAGAACTGATAGAGATACTTCAAATAATTTATTAGGAGGAGTATATGAAGAGTTTTATAATCTCTGGCTTAAAGAATTTGGAAGTGAATATTGGAAGGATTTAACTGATGATATAGCATTTAATGGACAATTAGTATTTGAAGAAAAAATACTTCAATTAATTAATAATATGCACCTAACATACCCAACTGTGAAAAATATAGCAGCAGCTGGTGGGGTATTTGCTAATGTTAAACTTAATAAAAGAATTAATGATCTTTCATGGGTAAAAGAAGTATTTATTGCCCCTCCAATGGGGGATGAAGGCTTACCTTTGGGAACAGCCTTAGCAGCCCATAAATTAAAAAATCCATCCTTTAAACCTTTTAAATTAGATAATGTTTTTTTAGGTACTTCTTATACTGATGATGAATTTGAAGTAGATGAAAGTAAATATAATATAAGACCTTACTCTCCAAATCAAATAGCTTATGAATTAAAAGGAGGAAAAGTAGTAGGATGGTTTCAAGATAGATATGAGCATGGTCCTAGAGCTTTATGTAATAGAAGTATTATAGCAGACCCTAGCATACCCGGCACCTACAAAAAAATAAATGATAGATTACAACGGAATGACTTTATGCCCTTTGCCCCCGTTGTTATTGATGAATACGCTGATAAAGTATTTAATGTAAATAAATCTAAATACACAGCTGAGTTTATGACTATGCTTTATGATACTAGGGAAGAATGGATTAATAAAATACCAGCAGTTGTCCACCCAATTGATAAAACAGCAAGAATTCAAATTGTAACTGAAAATAGTAATCCTAAGTTCTATAACTTAATTAATAAATTTAATAAAATAACCAATATCCCTGTTTTATTAAATACAAGTTTTAATATACATGGTGAACCTATAGTTTGTCATCCCAAAGAAGCTTTCGTACATTTGGACAACAATATAGTGGATATCTTAGTAATTAATGATAAAATATATTTTAAAAAATGATAAATAAATTAACAGTACAAAGTATAATAGATAAATACTATCTTGGAACAAATGAATCAGTAAAATGGAATATTGAAAATAATACCCTTAATATTGATTTTATGACTCCTACTAAAGATGTTATTGGTAATGTAACTTGCAATAATTTCCAACTAGAAGATAGTAAATTAGCTATTTATGATACTAAAAAATTAAATAGTTTAATTAGTATTTGTAATGGTGATTTACTTCTAGAATTAGAAAAAAATAATGCAATTTATACAAAACTAAAAATATCAGATCTTAATTTTAATCTTAATTATGCATTATCAGACCCATTACTTATAAATAAAGTAGGAGAAGTTAATGAAGCTGAGTGGGTTGTTGAATTAAATTTAACTCAAGAAGATGTTGTTAATATTATTAAAGCAAAAAGTGCATTAGCCCAAATTGATAATATGTTAGTAACAACTACAACTAATTTAGATGGGGAGAATGTTGTTGAATTTGTTTTTGGAGATGAATCAGGACACAATAATAAAATCACATACCAAGTATTAGGAGACATTAAAGAAACAGATATAAAATTACCATTTAATTCAGATACATTTAAAACCATCCTCCAAGCTAATAAAGATATGGATGGTGGTAAATTATTACTAAGTAGTATGGGATTAATAAGATTAGATTTTGAATTAGATGATATTTCTTCAAAATATTACATGGTAAGGAAAGCTGAGTCGGAGTTCTAAAATTAGGGTAAGAAAAGCAGAAATTTACATATGTATAATAAATTGACCCTAGGGCGCACGTTTTATTTTTATTAATCGATGATCGAAAGACATCACAAAACCAAATGATATGAGTACATTATTTTATGAACACACCCCATTCGATATTTTATATCGAAATCTTTTCAAATCAGATGAGCAATTTGCTCCTGCATTAAATTCCAAACAACCCCACCCTCTAGACATTTATTACGATCAAGAAGGCATTTACTTCGAGATTGCATGTACAGGTCTTACAAAAGAAGATATTAACATTGAGATTGAATCTGATGTTTTACGTATTTCTTATGCTAAACCTAAAGATGAGGAGACAAAAGACTTATCAGGGTATATTTACCATGGTCTGTCTAGAAAGTCATTTAGCTTAGGATATAAAATTGCTCCTAAGTTTGACTTAACTAAAGTTAATGCTGAAATGGAAAATGGATTATTAAAAATAAATATTCCTCTTTCTAAAGAAGCTAAACCAAAAGCAATTAAAATTAAGTAACCTAAAAGCGCCCTTAGGTTGGTTTATATGAATTATTTTCGTATATTTACGCATAATAAAAAATAAAAAGTTATATGTCAAAAATTACAGACCCCAAGATGGATCCCTACTACATAGGGAGAGATTCTCACTGTTACACAGTGTATGAAGTAGTAACCCCACAAGCAAAATATCTAGAAAAAGGTAGTGAAGGTAAAGATTATGAAAAACCAGTAGCTCATTATTCTAATTTTTCTAATGCTCTTGAAAAAGTTATGAAAGAAAAACTTAATAGTAAGGATGAACATTATACAAGTGTAAGAGCCTATATGGAGGAATGGAATAAAATTAAAAATGAGTTAAGTGAAATATTAAATTACAACAAAATATGAAATTAGAAGCACTATTTAATGCTATTATAGTAAAACCTATTGAAGCAGAAGAAACCCAACATGGTAACATTATTGTTCCTGATATGGGAAATGAGAAAAACCAAACAGGAGAAATTATATCTGTGGGACCAGGACAAAATACAATTACTGGTGAGTTTATTAAAACTATTAGTAAGGTAGGTGATGTAGTGGTATTACCCACCCAAGGTTTTACAAAATTACCTTATGATGGTGAGGAATATTGGGTTGGTCCTGAAAATCAAATCTTAGCAAAAATTAATAAATAAAAAAATGGGAATGGATTATAAAAAACAAATTGAATTTGGCCCTGAAGCAAGGGAAGAGTTAATGAAAGGTATTAATATTTTAGCGGATGCTGTTGTCTGCACATTAGGACCTAATGGGAGAAATGTATTAATTGATAATAGTGGTTATGGTGCAAAAGCTCCTCCAACACACACAAAAGATGGTGTAACTGTTGCTAAGAATATTACTGTTGATGGTTTAGTTCCTAATTTAGGAGCACAAATGATTAAAACAGCAGCTATGAAAACTGCTGATAAGGCTGGGGATGGTACTACTACTTCAACTTTATTAGCTCGTGAATTAGTAAAAGCTGGGTTATCTCATCTTAATAATGGTGAAAATGCTGTTGAAATTAAAAGAAATATTGAAGCAGCTGTAAACGAAGTAGTTTCTGTTATTAAAAATAATATTAGTAAAGAAATTTCATCTGAAGAACAACTACAACAAATAGCAACAATATCAGCAAACAATGATATTGAAATTGGAAAACTTATTGCAACTGCAATTGAAAAAGTAGGACAAGATGGAGTAGTTCATATTGAGGAATCAAAATCAGGAGATACTTATCTTGAAACTGTTGAGGGTATGCAATTCGATAGAGGATATAAATCTCATTTCTTTGTTACTAACAATTCAGATATGAGTTGTACATTAGATAATCCTTTTGTATTAATTGCCGATCATAAATTTACACAAGTAAAAGAATTACTCCCTATTTTAGAAAGTGTTTCTAATCAAAATCGTTCATTACTTCTTATTACTGATGATATTGATGGTGAAGCGTTAGCAACCCTTATTGTAAATAAAGCAAGAGGAATACTTAAAGTATGTGCTATTAAAGCTCCTGATTTTGGAGAGAGAAAAAAATTATCATTAGAAGATATTGCTACATTAACAGGTGGTACTGTATTTGATAAAGATAAAGGAATGAAGCTTGATAAGTTTTCTTATGATTGGTTTGGAGAAGCTCGTACTGTTACTATTACTAAAGAACAAACAACAATTGTTGATGGTAAAGGAGCAGCTGAAGATATTGAAGCTAGAGTATCTGAATTACAATCTCAAATTGATAAAGAAGATACACCTTATATTATTGAACATTTACAAAATAGATTGGCTAAAATGGTAGGTGGAGTGTCTATTATTCATGTAGGTGGATTTACTGAAACTGAAGCTAGAGAAAAGAAGGATAGAGTTGATGATGCCCTCCATGCTACAAAAGCAGCTTTAGAAGCTGGAGTGGTACCAGGAGGAGGGGCAGCATTACTTTATGCTTCTAATGGATTAGATAATAATAATTTAGGTAATTCAATTGTTAAAAAAGCATGTAGAAAACCATTTACTCAAATTTTAGTTAATGCTGGTCATGAACAAACAGAAGCAGAAATAATTGCAAATAAATTAATTGAATCTGGAAATGATTATTGGGCTGGTTATGATGTTAAAAATGAAGAAATTGTTAATATGGAAAAAGAAGGAATTATTGATCCTTCTAAAGTGACAATTACAGCATTACAAAATGCAGCATCCGTAGCAGGTACTATACTTTTAACAGAATGTGTAGTTGTTGACCATCCAGAACAAAAAGAACCAACTCCAGATGGGGTAAGTAATTTTTAACCTATGGAAAAAAAAGTTATAGAACATAATGAATTAATTGCTACTAGAGTACCACCTGGAGATAGGTGGACTCTGGTTGGTGATCCTAAAAAAGAAGTATTTACAAATTTAACAGATTCTTTAGAAGCCTTTTTCCACCAAACAGGATTTCAGGGAGCTTATAGACTAGATCCTTTAGATAATAAATTATATGCTGTTCAATCTTCTGAAATTGAAGTTAAAAAGGATACTCCTAAAATGTATGGTATGTATGGTGAATTTAGGCAAGGCATATAGGTGTTAATGCTTGCGACGAACGAGGAAGTTCATATATGTATTATAAAACAATATGAAGAAAGAATATAAATGTCCTCAATGTTCAAATATAAAACTATTGGCTGAGTCAAGTTGGAAAGAGTCAACTAGATTAAATCGTATTTGTAAGAGTTGTGCTATGAGAAAATGGCAAGCTAAAAAATATGGAGTAAAGTCAGATGTTGAATTTACTAGTAACTGCTGTAATTGTGGGAAGTTAAAAAAACATAAACATAAAAATTTGAGTCCAACTCAAGCAATTACCCTCTCAAAGACTATGTCCCAAAAGATGTGTAGAAGTTGCTCAAATTCAATACATTATACTTTGTCTAAGAAGAAGAAAAATACAAAACCCGAAAGAGAATTAAAGGTTATTCTTAAAGAATTAAATATTAAATTTAAGCAGAGTTATAAATATAAAGGTCATAATTATGATTTTTACCTCCCAGAATTTAATATGTTAGTAGAAGTAGATGGAAATTATTGGCATGGGAAAAATTTAAAATGGGGTGAATTAAATGACACCCAAAAAAATTCCCGGAAAAATGATGAAAAGAAAAACAAAATATGTTTGGAGACCCAACAATCTCTTATTAGATTGTGGGAAGACGAAATTAACAAAGAAACAGTTATATCTAAATTAAAGAATGGAAGATCACGGATTATTAGTTGAGAGATACAGACCACAAACATTAAAAACATTTATTGGGAGTGAAACATTAAAAACCCAATTACAAAAATTCATTGACCAAAATGACATTGTAAATATGCTTTTTTACGGTCCTGCAGGCTCTGGAAAAACTACTTTAGCAAAACTGATAGTTAAAAACCTAGATTGTGATTACCTCCTAATTAACGCCTCAGATGAACGTGGTATTGAAACGATTAGAGATAAAGTATCAGGATTTGCATCATCAGCTAGTTTTAAACCACTTAAAGTGGTCATTTTGGATGAAGCTGATTTTCTTACTATACAAGCGCAAGCTTCTCTCCGTAATGTCATTGAAACGTTTTCGCGTACTACTAGATTTATCTTAACTTGTAATTATGTAGAACGTATTATTGATCCTTTACAGTCAAGATGTCAAACATTAAAAGTTATTCCTCCAACTAAATCAGATGTTGCAAAACATCTTGCTTGGGTTATGGGTGAAGAAAGTTGTTCATTTGAAATGGAGGATTTAAAAATCATAGTTAACCAATTCTACCCAGATTTACGTAAATGCCTTAATACAATTCAATTATCTATTTTAGATGGGGGAGCCAATGATAGATATCTTAAATTAGATAAATCAATATTAGTATCATCTAATTATATGGCTCAAATATTAAAAGAATTAACAGGTAAAAAATCATGGAAAGGTATTAGGCAAATTATTGCAGATGCTAATGTTCAAGACTTTGAAGAGTTATATCGTTATCTTTATGATAATGCTAACAAGTTTGCCCCTGGTAAAGAAGGGATGGTAGCATATTATATTAATGAATATTCATATCAATCTAATTTTAGAATTGATAAGGAAATAAATTGCATGGCTTTAATAAATCAATTAATTAGTTTATAATGAATATTAATCCTGATTACCATAATGAAAAGTTAACCTATACAGATGATAATCTTTTATTAGATTCTAATGGAAGTGCCATTATGATGGGTTGGGAAAAAAATATCATGAAACATAGTGCTGTTGAAATTTGCAAAAATGGGGGGGATATTCTTAATGTTGGATTTGGGTTAGGTTTTATTGATAATTATATTCAAAAGTATAATACACTTATTAAAACCCATTGGATAATTGAATCACACCCTGATGTACAAGAAAAAATGATTAAAGAGGGGTGGTTGAAAAAGGAAAATGTAAAGGTTATATTTAAACCTTGGCAGGAAGTAATAAAATATTTACCTAAATTTGATGGCATTTATTTTGATACTTGGTTAGAATCTCAAAAAGAATTTGATATAAATGTTAAAAACTTATTAAAACCTAAAGGAATATATTCATTTTTCAATAATCCAAATGGTGGGGTAATTAATAATATAGCAAAACAATCTTATGATATTTTAAAATCATCATTCGATATAATACCCATAGAAATTCCAATAAAAAATGATTCTAATCAATCTTTGAAGCATCAATATTTTGATACTAATATTAAAACCTATTTTATTCCTAAATGTCAATTAAAATAAATTAATTTAAATTAAATAAAAATGAGTGAACAAAAACAACAAATGAACATGAATGTAGATGTTAAGAACACTACAAAAATTGAAACACCAGATGGTGGAGTAGTTTTTCAACAAGGAGTATTGCTTCGTAAAGTATCTAAATTTGTAGTAGGTGCTGATGAAGATGCATTAATGCCTATTCCTGTATTTTTTGACCCTAAAACAGGCAAAATATTAGAAGCTACAGTACCAGCTGAACTTAGAGAAGAATATAAAGAACATACTATTGCCTAATGAAGCTCTGGGATTGGTTAGAAGAAATAACAGTTAAGAAAACATCAGCCTCTCAATTTAGTGAAAAAGATTGGGAGAGCTGGAATTCTTATATGGTTCACAGGTTTATATCTATGGGAAAAAATAACATAGAAATATCTAACATGGCCCAAAGATTTTTACCAACAGATAAAATAGGAATTTACAATTTTTATTGTAATATGATTCCTAGAAAAAAGGTATGGAACAAATATATTAAATCTAGCGTTAAAGGAAAAAATAAGGAATTAGTTGAAGTAATAGCTAATTATTTTGAATGTGGTTCCTATGAAGCAGATAATTATATTGATGTTATAGGTAAAAATGAAGTGAAAAATATTTTATTATCTATAGGAAAAGAAAAAAAAGAAATAACCCAATTACTAAAAATATGACACCAGAATTATTAAAAATGCTAAAAACATCAGCAGAAGCTGATAAAGCTAAGGCATTATTATCATTAGAATTATTAGGAAATAAATTAGTAGGTATTGGAGACCACTCAACCGAAGATTTTTATAAAAATGCTGAAGAAGCACTTTCAATGTTAGTAGATGCTGATGATAGACTTAATACATTAAAAATTTATTTTAACTATAAAAAAATAATAAAATGAGTAGTACAGTAGAAAAATATTACGAAAAACCCCCAAATGAAGGCACAACTGTATCAAGTGCAGTAGAGTTATTTGAAAATGAATACCCAGAATTATCTGAAGAATTTAAAAGAATTACTGAAGAAATGTATGAAATGTTTGCTAGTAAACATATGGATTATGGTTTAAACAACATTACTTTAGGGGGTGATATATTAAATAGTGAAGATGATAAGAAATTTTCATTAACAGGTCTAGCTATTAGACTTACAGATAAAATATCTCGTTTAAAAAATCTTTTAATTAATGGAAGAAATTTTGTTAAAGGAGAGGGGATGGAAG